AATGTACATCCCGGTGTAGTCGGCCGCCGTGCTCCACGTCACAGAGCCGTTCGCAGTTTCGCCGTCGTCGTAGTAGATGTACCAGTTCGCCAAATTGTTCGTGTCGTCCCACTCGACACGAAGCGCGAACGGGACGTTGACACGGAGCGTGTGACTCGTGGTGCGCGGCGATCCTCCGTCGGCAAACACGAGCGTGCCGTCAGCGTATCGCCCGGCGCCGTAGGACCCGCCGGTGCCCGTCTGAAGTAGCCCCACACTGCTGCCTGAGCTCGACTCGCAGCACCCGAGCACGATCGTCGTGACCTTTCCACTCTCCCGCTGCCCGAACACCTGCGAGGTGCTCCCCGGATACATGTGGACGTCGTTCGCCCACGTGGCATTGTACGCAGTTCTGCGACCCGCGAAGTTCGAGTCAGAACTCCGCACTAGCCACCGATTCGCGTCCGATGTCTGCGACAGACGCGAGTTGTCGGTTCCCAACTTCGCATCAGGGATCACCGTGAACTTGTCCGGAGTCCCGCCGCTCAGTGTGCAGCCCGAATCGTCAGCCGCGTGGTAGCTGCGCTCGGCCGCGAACAGGTCCATCGGGCCGCGTTGCGTCACGGTAATCGCAAGCGTGTCGTAGGCGTACCCGTCACCGTCGTACGCGCGCACGTAGAGCGTTGTGACCCCGACCTGCGCGTAGACTGGCACGACGTCCAGCGACCACGTGCCGGACCCGATATCCGTCGAGGTGCCAGCCAGCTCCGTGTATTCGTCGTCCCAGTACGCCTTGATCTCTGTCGGGCTTCCAGTGTACGTGCCAGAGATCTCCTGCGTGACTCCCGAGTAGAGCGCGGCCGTGGGGGAAGGGGCCGTGATTTCTACGGCAAGCTCACTGGAAGACACGTTCTCCAACACCGGAGTCGTGACGTTCCCGGTGGCACCAGCCGGCGCGGGGGCCAGGGTTCTCGTACCTGGTACCAACACCGGAGTCGTGACGTTCCCGGTGGCACCAGCCGGCGCGGGGGCCAGGGTTTGGGCCGACCCAAGCAACGCTGGAGTAGGAACGCCACCGGTTGCCCCGGCGGGTGCTGGTGCTAGCACTGCTCCAGTAGTCGAGACCAGCTCCGGGTCTAGCGCCCCACCCCACGCTCCTGCGGGGCTCGGTGCTAGAACCCGGATGCCTGGTATCAGTACTGGCGTCGTGACAGCCCCAGTTGCCCCGGCGGGGGCTGGGGCGAGGGTCCGCGTCCCGGGAACCAGTACCGGTGTCGTGACGTACCCCGTCGCCCCAGCCGGAGCGGGAGCGAACTGTTGCAAGCCACCAAAGAACACTGGGTCAGGAACGTGCCCGGTAGCCCCAGCCGGCTCGGGGGCAATGGTCCGCGTCCCGGGAACCAACACCGGCGTCGTGACATGCCCGGTGGCCCCGGCCGGCGCGGGGGCAAGCGTCAAGCTTCCTGGTATCAGTACCGGCGTCGTGACGTGCCCGGTGGCCCCAGCCGGCTCGGGGGCAATGGTCCGCGTCCCGGGAACCAACACCGGCGTCGTGACATGCCCTCGAGCTCCAGCCGGAAGAATGCCGAAGGGCACACGTGCCCCTGAGCGTCCATGCATGAGCTCTAGGACAGCAGCTTTCATGTGTCACGCTGCTGCTAGGTACGCTGCTACTCCTGCTGTTGACTCATTGTTGTTCCACTTGCAGACCACCTCTGACCCGTTCAGCGTCAGGTCGTTTGGGTCCGCAGCGAACAACAATCGCGCCGCCTCATCGCTGGCGTTGTAGACGTAGACAATAATCCACGCTGCCTTCTCGGCTACAGCCGGAGACAACCCTGTCCATGTTACGTTGTTGATTGTCAGCTGTGCCTGATTCGAGGCCACGGCTACAACCTCACCAGAAAGCTCCTTGCGGGAGTAGCCGCTTCCGGTGAGCTCGTCACCCGACACGTCCGAAACGAACTTGTCCGTACGGTCGAACGAGTAGGTCTCGTCCAGAATCAGGCACCTGAGGTCAGTTGTGCCAGCCGTAACAGCGCCCTGCATGAGGGCTGCCAGTCCTTCATCAAACCATGTGCTTGCCATTGTCAGTTCTCCGTTGCCCTGGCCAGGGCGTTGATCATCAGTTTGCGCTCGTCATTGTTGAGCCCATCTGCCACTTCCCTCATGCCAACAGCCACATGTGCCCGCCAATGGCGGTTGTTCTTGTCCTTTTCGATGGGCGCCTTGACACCCAGCTCGCGCTCCTGGATATGAACGACCCGCACGATCGTCTGCCGGCTCTGCTCGCGGAACCGACACTTGTCAAGCTCGCCTGGCTTGCCAGAGCGCTTTCTCTTCCTGGTAGCCATGAGAGCGTTCGTCATTTGTACACGCGCACGTAGGTGCCTGTATTGGTCACAGGTGAGGGAAACTTGTCTGTGTCAGTGGTCACGGAAAGGATCTTCTTGACGCACAGGCGCTGAATAGAGCGGGCTTCCCACTCCTCCGAGTAGATCACGTGCTCCTCATCGAACTGGTCAACTACAACCAGGTCGCCAGCAACGCAGCTGACCCATCGCGCTGGGCAACCGAACAGCTCGACGATGTCAACTTCCTCTGCGTCCTCTGCTGCTTGCCAGAGCAGCGGGAATTTCTCGAAGGGCTCATCTATCAGCATAGGGATCATCGTGTCACCTCTCAGAACGCCGACCTGATGCCCTGCAGCATCACAGGCAAGCGCGGCTCGTTCTCTGGCTCCACAGTAGCAGCGCCTATAGCACCCGGGCTCAACTCTTCGATGGCCCGCAGCGCCGCATCTAGGCGCAGCTGCCTGCCAACCGCAGACAGCGCCCCGCCCGTGTAGGCTCGACTGCCAAGGCTCGTCGTAAAGCCTGTCCTCAATCTCGGTCGCGACAACTCATGCAACAGATTCGTTGCGTGCACCCCGGGCATGAGACGTAACCGCTGCGCTGTTCCGGTACGCCCAGCCATGTCCATCAGCGCCTGGTTCGTGCTGGGTCGCGTCGGGTCGCCGTATCCCATCAGCTTGGAAAGCAAGGCATCCCGTTCAGGAGCCCCAACCGTTGCTGGAAGAGGATACTTCAGACCCAGCCCCTCAGCACTCTGTTCGAGCTCTCCCATGCGTGGCAGCACGGGCTCGTGCGCCACCCCGGGAGGTGCGCTCCACCTGGACACCAGCTCCAGGTTGGTCCGTTCGTCAGGATCCAGCTGACCAGCTCCCTTCATTCTGCCCCGCACGCCAGCCTGTTCCGATGCGCTCAGCTGGCTTGCGGTAGGCGTACCCACGGAACGCTCGGGAACCCCTGCCTGCTGCACCGCTTGCTTGACCTCGCCTGTCAGCTTAGCGAACTGCTGCATCTGAGCAGCATGCCCAGTTACCTCAGTACCATCGGGAAGCGTGAAACGCTGCGCGGCCAGGTACCCTGATGCGCCCAAACGATCCCTCAAACTGTGCGCAGCCTCTGACAACCGATTGAATTCACTGGGCAGAACCCCGCCTGCCTTGCTTTTGGACTCTGCAAGCATCTCGTCAATAGCAGCGATCTCCTTGTCGATGTCTTGAGCGTTGTACCGAACCGGGCGCACCAAGAAGCGCACCGTGTTGGCCGGCGCTCCCTTGCCCTTTGTTGCCCAATTTGGGAAGGGGTCTTCGGGACGCAGCTTCTGACCATAGCCCTTCAAGAGAACGTTTCTCAGTAATGCATTGCCATCGTAGCCACGCTTACGCATGTCCTCCAGCGTGAGCACCTCTGGCTTCCCATTGATCTCTCGCACTTTATCTCTTGGGCCTGTTTGTCGTGAAGCATACCTCAGGGCATCCGATTCTGCGCCTGCTGCCGTCATTGCAGAAAACGGAATTGCCTCGCCCTGGAGCTCATTTCGTAGCTCACGAACCAACTTGAGCCACTTTTGACGACCAGGCACCGCGGCACCACTCGACAGCTCGAACTCTCTCGCTACGTCATCAACGGCTTCCCGCAGCTCGTCAATCTCGTGCAATTTCTTTCCTGCGCTGGACTTGTAGTACTGCTGCTTCGCTTTCTCTATCGTCTCCTTCGTTGCCTCCTCCATCCGCCGGCTGCCCTCCAAGACCTGCCCTTCTGCCTTGCGCAACAGGTCGGCATATTCATCCGATTCCTGTCCAGCCTGACGCAACATCGGTGGGGCAATCTCTTCCGCAAGAGCAGCCTGCGGCGACGCAGACTGCTTGTTCAGCTGGCGCACGGCAGGTCCCGGCTTGATCCCGCTCAGCACCGAAGTCTCGGCACCAGCCTCGCGTGCGTCGCGTAGCAACTGAGCATGTGGACTGCCGCCGCTTCGAATCGATCCGCGACCAGCTGACGCCAGAGACCGAAGGGCCCCGATGGGAGCTCCGAACGCAGCACCCACGACGCCAGCCTCACCTGCCCTGGTAGCTGCTAGCTCTGGCTCGGACGCTCTTCCGGCAACAACGTCGGCAGCACTCAGCCCAGCGCTCTCAGCCGCAGCCCCAGCCCCAGCCTCTAGCCCTCCACGTACGATCCCAGCTCCGAGCCCTGAAGAAGCCAAACGAGGGGCTAAGTTGGATACGCCTCGAGTTGCCATGCGACCCGCAAGACCACCGATGCTCATAGGCCCAGCTGGCGAGACCAGGCTACCAACCATCCCAGCCGTGGCCACACCGGGACTCTGCTCCAGAGAACGTTCCCTGGCCTCAGCGTAGGAAGGATCCAGCCTGCCGATAGCCTCCGATGGCAACCCAGCAACAAGCCCGCGTTCCGCACCGAGCGCCAAAGGAGCGGCGACCCGCGTGAATCCACGAGTCAGCGTGCGCCTCACGTCTGGCATCTGAGAGACGCGATAGATGGGTCTCCCTTCGGCCTCAGCCTTCTTTCTGGCCTCTTGCCACGCCAGGTCAGCGTAGCGCTTGTACAGGCTCGAAGATTCGTCGTACCCCTCCAATGCCCCCAGGGTGAGCTCTGGGTGGCTCTTGATGTCCTCATGGAACTGCTCGACGGTGGGTTCTTCCCAGTTCTCCTTGAGCATCTGCCCGAACCGCATCGCTGGCCCCACCAGCGGGATTGCTATGGTGAGAGGCCGTAGCTTGGCTCCAATCCCAGGAGGCACATACTCTGGATCTGCCGCGAGCTGCTTCATCTTGCTCATCGTTCGCAGCGATTCGTCTCGCCCGGCTTCCTCTTGTTCGCTGATGGCCCGAGACATTGCCTCGAGCTCCTCTCCCTGAAGCTGTGCGATCCTGTCAGCTCCAGGAATGTCCGCTGTAGTCAACACGTTTGCGAGACGACTCGGCTGCTTCTCAGCTGGCTTCCCGCTCACGTCCTCCGTGCGTGCCTTAGCAACCCCCTCCATGGCCCCAGCACGCAGATCAATCTGCTGTGCCTCCACCGCTCCAGTGGGTCCCCTCATCGTGTCACCGGCCTGGGTCACCATGGCGCGGAAATCGTCGTCACCGAGCACCTCGCGCACCTCTGCCGGCATCGTGGTGGCCAGCTCGATGAACCGCTTCGGGTCCTTCTGAAGCGCCTCTTGCAAGAGGGTTCTTAGGTGCGTCAGGGCTTCCATTACCTCGCCAATGCCTTCAACAGCTTCGACACGTCAGTCGTTGGTTTAGCCGGTGGTTCCGGTCCAGGAGCACCAGTAGTAAGACCAGTGCCACGCTCCTCCTTCCATGCTGGGTACACCAGCTTGGCTGTCTTGCTGGCCTCACTTCTCCAATCGGTTTCCGTCCCGTATTTCCTTCCCGCCGTGGTGTAGACGAGTCGGTAGGCCATGTCGGACAACGACTCAAGATGCTTCCTTCTGGTCTCGTGTGCGCTTGTCAGCAACTTCCGAGCAGACTCAATCGTCTCGTCGGAGATCGGAGCGTCTCCCGTGATGTAGTTCTTGAGCGCGCTCAGCTTGCCGGCGAGACCGTCGGACTGAGCCGCAATCAGGTAGTCCTGGTTAGAGATCCGGTCTTCGTGCACACGGATCAGCTGCTTCAGCGCCTGACTCTTCGAGAGGTTGGTACCACCCAACAGGTCTCTCAGCCCGCCGGCGATCATGCCAAGCTGCTCGTTCAGCTGCTGGGTCTTGTGGCCCTGCAGCATGTTGGTGAACCTCTCCCTGCCGACATCGTACGGCTGAAGCAGATCATCTTCCGCGCGCCTACCAGAAGCAGCGATGCGCGCGTTCTTCGTGCTCGTGTCACGCGCCAGCTCTGCCTGGTACGCCTTGTAGCCCTCCTCGATGGCCTTCTCGACCGGCATGGCTTCGGCGTACCCGTTCGCGGCATCCAACCCTATCCTAGCGGCCCGCTTCTCGCTTGCATCGCGAGCTGACGCGAACAGCTGAGCAAACGCCTGCCCGATGGCCTGGCCTTGCCAGGTAGCAACCGCCTTCTCATCGTCGGTAGCAGTTACCCGTCCTGTTTCCCTGTCGACCACACGGAAGTCTGGACGGCGCACCAGCCCCAGCCCCGAGTTCAACACCGGTACCGGGGGCTTGTCGGGAGCAGCCACCGCGCCCGTCGGAGCAGTGGAGACGGGTGCTGCCGCAGCTGGCTTCTTGGGCTGCGCTGGGGCCGGCTTCGGCGGCGGCTTCAAGCCCTCATGCTGCATCAGGAACTTCAGCCTGTCTGCTCCACCCTTCCCGGAGCGCTGCGCCTCTTTCTTCGCACGCTGCAGCTCGGTCTTTGCATCTGGCGATGCGTACTCAGCTTCTCCTTTTGGCTCCTCGCTTGAGGCTTCCGCGTCGGGACCGATCAAGCTGAACAGAAACGACAGTCGCGGGTTGAGCTCAGGAAGCGGCTGTACATCCGCGGTATCGTCCACGGCACGCTGCCATGCCTCGACCCCTCCAATCCTTCGTGCTCCTAGCGATGCAAGAGCTCCTGGTGTTCTGGGGCCAGTCTGTTCCGACAGCCACTTCTCGTCCGGGTACTGCTCCTTGGCTTCCGCCAGTCTCCGTTCCTCTTCCGCAGAAAGCTGAGGAACACTCTGAGGTGCTGGCTGAACGCCAGGAGCCGGTGGAGAAGGAGCCTGGGGCGCCGGGGTGGCACCGGAAACGTCAGTAGCACTTCCGCCAGGTGGTGCCGCTCCCTGCCACAGCACCGTCTCGTCATACTTGCGGCGATCGATTTCCTGGCTCAGCGCTTGAGCGGTCGAGTAGTCTCCCACGGCAACAGCTTTGGCGAACTCCTTGAAGAGCTCGTCCTTCTCTTTGGTGCGCGCAGCATCGAGCTTCGCCTGCTCATTTCTGGCTCGCAACCAAGACGCTTCCTGTTGCTGAGAGATCTGACGCCCCAAAAGCCCACGCTGCTCAGTCGCACCCTCCTCGGCTGCACGCTGGGCACGCTCTGTCTCGGCCTGCCTCCGCACGTCGAGCCCAGTATCACCCTTCACCGCCAGAGGGTAGTTCTGGTACAGGTCGGGGCGCATGGCGCCGATCCAGCTGAGGTTGAGTCCTTTGTATGCCATGGTTTCAGTACGGAACGATCATGCCATTCTGCACGGTCGTTCCGGCTCCTGGCACGGAACCCGCCGCGCCACCACTGGATGCACCCGAAGCGCCACCTGAACCCTGAAGCATCTGATACGTCACGACCGCCGCCTGAGCCTCAGACAGCATCTTGCCTCCAGCGCCTGAAACCTGCGCCACCCAGTTGGCATCCTGAGCCAGCTGAATCGCCAGCTGCGCATTCATCAGGTCCTGGTTGTTCTCAATCAGGTCGCTGAAGCCTTCCCCGTAGACGCTGTCCAGTTGGGCTGCCAGGCCAGTTTGCGCATTCAGATAGGTCTGCACCCTATCGTAGGCCTCATCCTGGGCCAGCCCGGCCCCAGTCTCTTCGGCTACCAGAGCTCCACCTTTCGTGTCAGCCACACTGGTGTAGCCTTCGAGCCCGGACATCACCCGGTCGCGCTCTGCCGCGTCGGCTTCCAAGCCCAGCTCACCAGTGGTTCGTGCTCCTTGCGTCGATGCCAAGTACCGATCCACAGCTGCCTGGTCGGCAGAACCAGCTGCCTGCGAACCCAGCGTCTCCCAAGCCCGCTTCTCCGCCAACGACTGTAGGCGGTAGTCAGCCTCGCGTGACGCTCTGTCCGCCTCGAGATCGACCAGCCCCGTTCGGATCTGGTCGTCCGTCGTTGACGCCCCCCACGTTCCACGCGCAGCCGTCGAGCTCTCCACGTCAGCACGCATTCGCGCCTTGGCAGCCTCGTAGGCGGCACCCAGCCCAGCATCCTGCTCAATTGCTGGCTTGTTCAACAGAAACGAGTTGTAGAACTCACCAGTGCGCTGCGGACCCTCGATGCTACCAGGCGCACGCTCGGCAGCATCGTAGGCCGCCTGGGCGCCCTCCTGTCGGCCTTGAAGAGGAGCATTGGCGCTGCCCCAGTAGCTCTCGACTGGATCAGCCAGCTTGTCCCAGTCGCCCCTGTTGCCCCACCACGCCTGTTCACGGTACCCAGGAGCCATGTAGTTCGGGATTCCCTGCATCCCGGCCTGGTTCCACCAGGTGCCAGACTCATCGGGGGCTACCCCCGGCTGAAGGCCAGAGCTCGTTGCGTACGGAGTGAACGGTCCCGGCGACTTGAGACCCCCAGCTCCTTTCTTTCCTTGGTCGCCTCCGGACAGGGCTCCGTATGCGGAGCCAGCGCCAAGAGCCACTAGGCCTGGAATGATCATTGTTAGCTCCAGCGGCTTTCCATCCGGAAAGCCCCCTGCGTGCCCGGCGGCACAGGAACCGGATTGCCGTTAGCGTCGTACATGACCCACGTTCCGGCAGGTGCCTTGCTTACCGGAAGCGGCGTGTAGTGCGTGGAAGAAGTTCCAAACCCTGGCTGCGTCGTCTTCGTATACGAACTCTTCGGGGCTGCCCCCTGTGTTCCGGGTGGAACCTCAACAACGCTCTGGCCGTCCTTCGAAACGATGATCCAGTTCTCTTGGGTGGCCGGCGCAGAATACCCCATGCCCATCATGCGCTCACTCATGGGGTTCTTGCCAATGTCCTGCACGTTGACGGGCTGCCTGCCTCCACCCATCGCTGTCAGCGTGTCCATGCTGCCCTGATACATCGAGGCACGCTGGTTCATCGCGTTCATCCTCGCCTGAGCAGCTTCTGGACGGTATGCTCCGTAGAGATCGACTGCACGTCGAGCGTTCTTCGCCTGGTTCTCTTGTGCCGGGTTCGGCAGGAGATTTCCGACCACAGGCATCTTGTAGAGCTGGAATGTATCGCTCAGTGACCGAAAGATGTTGGCCATCAGATCACGGTTACCCTTTCGATGGCAGACACGAGCTCGAGGGGCTCCGGTCCGGAATACTGGTAGAACCACTGGCGCCTCTGGTAGACGCCCTGCTGCCCCAACTCTACCACAGCTTCCGTGTCACCTGCCCGGCCTAGCGAAACCGGGATCTGGGTCGTCCATGGTCCAGGACGGTCCCGGTACCCAATGTGCAGTGTTGGCTCGACCCCCTCGCTCTTGGTGGTCCCACGCCGAACCACCAGCGTCAGGCCCTCGCTAGCCTTCATAGACGAGGTTCCGTGGTCGATGAACCCGGTCTCCATGCGCGACACGATGTCACCCTCCAGGTCGTCCTGCGCGTCATGGTCGAACTTCGCCACCAGCCCACCCATGGTTGCCACCAGGGTTTCCGGCCCGCGGGTCCGCCTAAACGCTGTCGTCACCCTGAACAGGCTGTCACGGGGAGCAGGGGCCTCGAGCCGGGTTCCCCACAGTGACCACCCAACTCCCTCCTGAAGAACGAACGTCCTACCGTCTGTCGGGAACGTCCACACCAACAGGTTGATGCCACGGTCAGAGTAGCAGTAGCCGAAACCGTCCTCGGCTATCTCCACCGACGCGAGCTCCTTGCTGATCGGGTCACTCAAGACCTCGACGTCTCCGCCGCCGTAACGCACGATGCGCTTGCGGTTGTCGAACCAGTACAACGCGCTTCCTTCCCTGATCACGCTGTATGGTGCACCAATGCCAACGTCAAGTGTGCCGGCTGGGGCGAAGATGTACTCGACATCGGGAACGAAAAGCTGGAGCGACATGGCTCCGAACACGAACAGCATGTCCGATGACGACTCGATAGCGCGAACTTCATCGGGGGCCACCTCTGCCGTAAGTGCTCCGGCTGTCGAGAACGACATGCCTTCCGTGATCCCATCTGGAGCTATCCACCCGTTCTCGTCGTAGTACCCACCACGCCACCACATGTGCGGGACATGGCTCGTGTTGCTCGTTGTTGGGGCAGAGTAGCGCACATGGTTCGAGTACCGTTGGTCCGTCGCCAGCAACCTTCCGGCGAGACGCACAACGTGAGTACTCTGTTGCGGCGTGTTCTCGTTAACATGCGTGCCGAGCCCAATCGGGGTCAGCCGCTCCGAGCCCTTCTCGAGCTTCAGTAGGCTGTTCCCGTTCGCTATGACAATCAGCCGCTCCGTCTCCACGAGCTTCGGGCGCAGGCTCACCATAGAAACCCTGGACGCGCCACCCAGGGTGATCACGCGCTTGCCGGCTTCTGTCACCCGAAACACCTGCAGCGTTGTGGCGCTCCATACCCCGGGTCTTACCTCTTCGCTTGCTCCTGGATTCATAGCAATCGCGTAGAGCTTTCCGTCCATGGTCTCGTGAAGCGCGCCCACGTGGCTGCCAACGAACAGATCCTCTGGCACTCCACTGAACAGCGACAGACCAGGCCTTCGCCGCACTACGCCCATGCCGTCAATGATCACGTTGCGCGCAACCGGTGCCGCGCCAGCCAGCGACTCAGCCGAGCTAGCAAGCAAGGGCCCGAACGGAATGCGAGCATCTGTCATCAGGACCACCCAGGGAAAACGTCGTAGTCGTCCGTGTCGATCACCTCTTGCCACACCGTTCCGGAACTGGTCAGCACACTGACAAACATGAACGTGCGCGCGCTTTCTGCACTCACCGTCTTCGTGTTGTTTTCGCTGGGCCACTCTTTGTCAATGGTCGCTATGCACATGGCCGCGTCCAGATCCTCGATCGTGAGTGCCAACGTGGCTCCCGGCGGAGCAAGCCCATCCAGCGCAACGGTGAACACCGCGTAGTCACCAAGCGACCAATCTGCTGGTACTGTCACGCGCGCGCTACCATAGCTCGCCGTGTCGATGCTTACTAGCCCCTCGTCATCTCCGCTCACCACGTGCACAAATGATCTCTGCGACCTGCTGAGCCAAAGCGACGCATGCTCAGTGCCATCGCTGCCCACCGTGTAGCTGACCTTGATCAGCGCCATGGCCTCAGAGCGGCAAAAATTGCCGACCTCTACCACATGCGGACCCAACAGGTTGATGGCCGCTCCTGATCCGCTGTAGGAAGTATCCGCCAGAAACTCGTTACCAATCAGCATCACGGAACGGTTACCCGGGTAAGGCTCAGCAGATACGCATGATGCCGTTCCGCCGCTGACCTCAAGCAGATCAAACTGGTTCAACGCGAGAATTCCACGCTGAACCGTCACAACGTTATTCAAAAGCAAGGTGTCGTGAACCACTACGCGACACCCCAGCAAGACGATGCGCGCTGGATCCGCTTCTCCGCCGTCCACTGCATGGGCAGCACCAATGGCGTGGACCTCACAGCCAACTAGCTGCACTGTAGCGCTAGAACCTGGAGCCGTTGTGGCCAGCACAGCTGTTGCCATGCCGGCGCTTGTGTCACCAAAACGCACGCCGTTACAGTAGCTCCATCCGTTAGCAGCCGTCTCGGCATACGTTGTCACGGCCACACACGTCGTGACGTCACCGTCGAGCTCGATGGCCAGCTTCTCGATCACGCACCGCTTCCCAGCCTCAAGCACCTGACTGATAGCAACTGACCCAGCGTGATTCGCGAACAGAACGACGCTGTCAGCGGAAGCGCCCAGAAGTCGCACACCGGGCTTGTGATCGATCTCAGCTTCGAGCAAGTACGTTCCAGCAGGGAAGTGCACTGTCCCACCCCCGGCCAAGGCCGCCGCATCAATGGCACTCTGCACAGCAACAGAGTCGTCCGTCACACCATCACCAACGGCATCGTAATCCCGCTGCACGTTGTAGTATTCCCCGGTCACGTCTTCGTACTCTTCGATTGTCGTTTGCATCGACTCGAGCACTTCGATTAGAGTCGTCGGCTCACCGGAGCCCACGTGCCCGGTCTCGTAGTCCGTACCTTCAAACTTGTCGCTGATCACCTCCACCGCCGTGGCTTGCCCGCCAACAACGAACTCCCGAATCAGAACTCCCTGTTCGCTGTAAACCAACACGTTCGCCAATTCGTTGATGTACGCAACAGCACCACCGTGCTCGTCCAACTGAATGGGGCTGTAGAACTGCTGCTGCGTCGCCTCGAAGTCGGGGTAGAGCAGCACACGGGTAGACGTGCCGCGGCGGTAGACTTCCGCGGTTCCACCTTCTGCTCCTGCTACTCCAGCCGCCAGCGTCTCGATGAGTTTCACCAGACCACCCGGCCTTTCGAATGCGTAGTGCCTGGATACCAGTACCCAGTACTGCCAGAGTTCACGAGCACGTCCGAGCCTCTCAACAGCGATAGGTTCCTGAGCACCAAGTTGCTCTGCTCGTCGGACATGGCGTACAGACCTGAACCGCCAGACCACCCGAACTCGCCTGCGTCGAACACGCAGTCCTCGACCAACGTGTTGACGCTCGTGTAAATGTTCAGGCCAACGCCACCGGTTCCCGCTTCGGTCCTTGCGCTCTTGAACGTACAGCCCTTGGCGCTGCATCCGGTAACGATCGCGAACGTCGCACCGCTAGCGGCCCCATCGGCGAGTTCGAAGTAGCAGTCCTCCAAGTGATACGCAGCGGCACTTATGGGATTCGTGCTCAGGCCAGTTGCTGTGTCTCCAACATAGAAGGCAACGTTGATGATCCGGATCCCGTCTGCGTCCGCCTCGATAGCAGCTTCCGATGTCGTGCCGCATCGTATCGTTGCGCTGGGGATCCCAGCGCTGGACCCACTGCCAACGATCGTGAGACGCTTCGCGATAGATAGCTGTTCGGTAATGGTTTCGTCGTGTGACGATGCCAGCACAATGATGTCGCCTGCGGCGGCATTCGTTACCGCTTGAGCCAGAGTTTCCAGGGGGTACTTCTCGTCCCTCCCAAGCGGAGATATTCCGTCTGTTCCGGTCTCAGAGTCGACGAACCATACGTCGCCCGTCGTGTGTAGCTCCAGCGCTGTTCCAAGCTCTGAACCGTCGGCACCCAACCCTTGCGGCCAAACCTTCACAGCTGCCTCCATCTGTTCGTTCGCGTCCACTTCACCGTGCAGACGGAGCTCTCTCCGTCCACACGGTTCAGCTCAGTCAGCATGGCCTCCGCCTCGAGCCGCATGGTAGCCGCCTCCTGAGCCGACCTCTGCCGGCAAAGCTCAGCCGCCAATGCCCGCTGCAGGTAGGGCACCCACAGCCGCGCCACGTCCAACGTGTTTTCCCCGGGTCCGGCATCGGCGAGCAGCCGGGTCACCTTGATCTGAAGCGTTCCGCCCAACTCAGGCACGGGCCACAGGTGAACCCTTGGCGGAGCTACGCCGAGCTCTGGCCACACCATGCTTGGATCGCCAAAGCTGTCCCCTTGAGCCTTGGAGTGCCAGCCTGCCATCCCGACGATCTCGAGCTCCAGTCGCTCCTCTGGGGAATCAGCGTCATCCGTGGGCCCAACCCAGAAAGCAGGCCCTGGCACACCGACAACATCATCACCCAGTGAGTACTCTCCGACCATGGGCTCTGCCGTAACCGTGTCCATGCGGCTCTGGCGCACCGTAGGGGCCGAGGCCGGCAACCGATCCAAGATCAGATCCAGCTTGTCCCGACCGTACTGCATCTGGTTGGTGTCCGGCGTGGTATGCATGCCCACCAGACGCGCGTCGATGTACGCTAGGCGAATGATCTCGCCCACAAGGAACTGTCGATCACTGCTCGGGTAGATGGCCATGGTTCACCCTGAGCAGGCTACCGCCAACCACGCTTCGGGGGGGGGCGAGCTGGCGGTAGCGAGTCTTTGTTGGGTCAGTCTCATGGTGTCCTCTGTCCGGGACCCCAGGAGACGAGACCCCGGGCGGGCGGCCTACGTTCCGACGACTGGCGTCAGAACGCCGGACTTGCTCTTCTCGTCAACGCAGTAGTTGTTGAAGAAGCCGAGCAAGAGATTGGTGGAGCCAGCGAGAAGAATGCCTTCAGCGTAGGCGTTCCCCGCCACCAGGACCCGCATCAGGTTCCTCAGCACGTGGCCCGTTGCTGCCACGTCAGCGATCTTGATGCACGTCGTTGCGTCGGTTGCCTCGTTCGACAGCTGGTTGTCCGCTATGACGGCCTGGGTGATTGCTGCCGAAATATCGATTGCGCCAGCAGTGGCCGAGCTTCCGATCACGTTCATGACGTTCCCGACCACAGACGGTCGCGCCACCGCGGCACCGAAGTTCAGCACAGCCGTAGTCGTGCCGGCAGTCTGGGCAACCTTGTTGCCAGCAAACACGAAGTCGTCTGCGTTGGCTTCCACGTCAATCACCCTGACGCAATCGTTGCTGGCACCCGAGCCGGTGAGCATCCAGTTGCGCAGGAACTTCACGCCTGCCGCGGACACGCCAATGGCTTCAGTGATGTCGTTCGCACCCTCGAACTTTAGCCGCAAGTTCTCGAAGCTGCAGTTTTTCTTGGAGACAGACCACTTCGCGTCCTGGCCAGTCCACCTGAAGGTGGGCGCGCTGTCCTCATCTGGCGATCCGACTCCCACGATGTGTGTGTCGTTCACCAGGTTGGCCAGCATGGTCGTAACAGCCACACTCTCAGAATGCCCAGGCATGACGAGGATGTGGTCACCGCGACCCGACTCACAGTGCGTCAACGCCTGAGATAGGGTAGACACCACAGAGATGTTCTGAAGTGCTCCTGTCCGCGCGCTGGCGCCACTGTTGTCCAGGATCGCCACGACTCTCCTACCCGGAGGGATAATCGTGGCCCAGGGGGTACGAACCGCGTGCTGGGTTCCGATGACCGGTAGGTCCCACGCAATGGTGTATGGCTCCATGTCACGCTCCTTACGGGTTAACCCCGAGAATCTTCCGTGCGTCCACCGGGGCCCGCCCGTGTCGCTCCCTGATCCCGTAGGTCATCCCACCCGGATCGTTATCACGCCTGGTCCAAGACGATAGCTTCGTCCTGGTGAACCACTTGATGCCGATGGGATGGTCTGTGAGACAGAACCAGTCCGTGTCCGTGTTCATCAGCTGCGGGATGGCCAAGTGCTTGATGCCACTGTCCTTCAGCTTGACGACATTGATCTCCGCCATGTTGCCGGCGTACGGCGCCAGCTGTGAGTTCAGCACAGCATCCCATGCGCCATCCTGCTCGACAGGATGAGCAATGAGCTCGATGCTGCGCGGAGAACGAACGCCGGCATGGTTCGGGAACATCTTCACGATGCTCCTGGCGGCCATGAGAGCGTGGTACCCGGGCATTGCTGGAGTCGCCATGACGTTCGACCACGTTCGACCGTCAGCCAGCAGATGCGAAGCTGAGCACAACGGTTCGCCGTCACCCATCGGATAGTCCGTGTTGAACGCTCGGCCGAACGTGAGCGCTGCATCCAGCTCCCGAGTATTGAACGCGGCTTCCCGGAGGAACTGCGCGAGACGGATAGCCTCCGGGTAGAGGCAATCCTCCTCAGCCTCTGCGGTAATCTGCATCTTGGCCGCGAAGGTCCGCATCCAAATTCTCGTGCTGTACCCGCGATACATGCGAACCAGGTCGACCGCTTCGGTTTGCTTCTTCTCGCTGATGTACGCCGGCCCGGCATATTCCTGGTAGTCCTCCCAGGCCTTCGTCGAGGTTTCCTCGTCGTACAGCTTCGGAATCACCGACTTCTGACGCCTCTCGTCTTCGTCAGAAATGATGCCACGAAGGGTTCTCTCAAGAGTATCAGCAAGCAGCGCAGTAGTTACCTGTGCCATGACTAGACTCCCAGCGGCGCGTTGGGCGCGTCGGCGATGATGTTGGCCTTGACCAACAGCTTGAAGTTCAGCTCAGCGGGATCGTTGGGCACCGTCTTGCTGATCCCCACGATGCGCCACAGAAGCGTGTTGGTCGTTGCCGCCGTCGCAATGTCGAGCTTCGGCTTCGCGTACACGTCACCCACCTCGCCTGTCAGGATGTGGTTCACGTTGTTGTGCACGAGGGTCTGGTACGCTGCCAGGGTCGCCGCAGTGTCGGCATCATCGACATCGACCTCCCAGATGCAGCCCGCTAGCGGGATGTACCAGACGTAGCCCGCGCGGTCCTGGTTTGTGCCCCAGTTGATCCCAGACGGGTATCCGTCGGCCTGCTTCATGCGCCCGGTCACACTGTCATAGTACGGGCCAACGTGTTCGACGATCCCAAACGGAGCCACCGCTCCGCCGGACCCTTCGGTGCCGTCGCACAGTGACACGCCTCCCGAAGAGTTCTGAACGATCGGGTCGCCTTGCCTCAGGCGAATACCCTGGGCGCCGTTGTTGATGTTGAATGCCTGGCTCGCGATGACAAGCGCAGGAAGAGCGCTTGCCTGCTCTGCACCATTCGGGCCCCTGTACAGCTTGAACCCCTGACCCATCGGGTTGTCCATGTCGAGTTACCCTTCGATTTCCAAGGTTGTTTCGTTGGTCACCCCGAACTTCCGATACCCACGCACAGTATGCAGCTGGTCTCGTGCACTAGTTTCTGGATCCATGATCTGCTTTTCCAGCTCGTCCAGAAGGTCCTGCCCCGAGGCGCCTCCTTGCCCGTAGAAGAACAGCTGATCGTAGTCCTCTTTGCTGATCGCGAGCAGCACGGCGCCGTTCACCTCGATGGGCTCGCCCTCCTTGAATGCTCCGGGAACACACTGCGGCCTGACGCCGTCCTTTGTGAAGCGCTGAACCTTGTACCCCTTCAGCTCCATCATGGGAACCTGGTCGCCCTTCTGGACGTAGCAGTAGTGAACACCGGGCTGCCTATTGACCAGAACGTTCATGCTGAACGAAGTGTCAACGAGGCGCGGCTTCGGATCTCTACGCGGCGGCTTCCCTTGCTTCTGCTTCCCCGAACCGGGGTGCTCGCCTTTTGATGCCATCGGACTCCTGTCGTCGCTGCTGCCGACGAGGCATCCCCAGTCCGATCAGACTTCCCGCAAGGGGCCAACGGGAGCCGTTCCGACGCTTCGCCTTGGCTCGACTTTGCGCCGATGCACAACGCTGTCCCGAAACGGCTCCCATGTCAACACAATTTGGTGACCGGTGCGGCCCGCTGGCCTATCTGGACTCCTTTGCCTGCATCTCCATGAACTTCCGCTTCAACTCGGCCTCGTCGCGAATCCTTGGAAATGCCGCTGCTGCCATCTGCTTCGTGACTTCGTTCCACGGAACGTTCACCGTCCGTGGTTGCTGGTCTACTGACATGCCAGCGTTGACCCCCATCGATGTTGTCGCTGCTCGCTGCCCAGCCGTAGGCTGTCCCTGACGACGCATGCCAAGTTCCCGTCGAACCTCGTCAAACACCTCCTCGTCGAGAGCCCTGTTCGGCTGCCTGCCTTCGACCTGGGTCTTCCTGATGATCTTGCTCTGTGCCAGAGCCAGCGCGCGTCGGTCTGAGAAGATATCCCGGTGCTCCTGCCAGAGCATCTGCCTGTAGACCTCCTTCGCTGACTCCTCCGTCGAAGGCTGGGCCCTTCCAACGACCAACGATGCAGCCGTCTGGATGATCTCAGCGTCGAGCTCATCAACCCTTTCCTGGTACTCGGCATGTCGCGCGGTCTTGTCAGCTTCAGGCAACATGTCGAACTCCCTCAGCATGAGGGTCCTGCGCTGTTGAAGCGCACGCACCTCTGGGGCCACCTTGGTCTGTGGCTGGGAACGGCCCACACTGCCGGCTTGCTGATGCGCCGTGGTCAACCCGGTAAGCTGGCCACGCATTTCCGCCACTGCAATGCGCTGTTCCTCCAGCTCCCTACGCAGCCTGTCGCGCTCTTCTTGAATGTCGCGGTACCGGTTCCTCCGTGCCTGCTGCCTGGGGGTGAGTTCCCCTTTCCCTTGCGCCTCCTGGCTCTGCTCCGGTAGCTCCTCCGGCGTGTCGTCGTCGCCAACGATACGCCCGGCATCGTCAACCTGGAGTTCAACGGTTTCATCTACAGCCTTTTCTGGATCGCTCATTAGTAGTCTCCTAGGTCAACAGGCATGGTCTGTCCGCGGTACACGCTACCATCGCTTGTCTTGAAGTAGTGCTTTCCGTCCTCATCGTCTCTAGCGAGACGCATCTCTCTGCTCTGAAGCCTCTGCCAATGGTCCTCGTCGGCGCAGATGTCACCAGGCTTGAGCATGACCAGCTCGAACCACTCTGCTCCTATCCGAACGATCTGCTGACGCCACGGAGAAAGCCGTACAAACCGCACAATGTCACCGATCTCGATTCCGTGATCCGACAGACTATCCATGGCGCTAAGACCTGCCGTAACAACAATCCCACGCGAAGCAGTAGCCACCTCGATGTTCTGGGTTTGCTCAGGTTTGATGATGACCCCATCGCTCTGTAGCTCACCGGTCACCGGACGTATTTGGTAGACACCAACCCAGTCGAACGTAGCCGGGAAGTAGAAGAGCTCGTCAGGGATCATCCATTCCTGCCTGCGCTGCTCCAGCTTCGAAGGGATACGCAGTTCTCGCTTTCCCGACATGTTCTGTCGCCGCGCTTCCAGCTTCTCGCGAAACGCATCCAGTCGGTGGTTGCGCTCAGCAGTAGCATCCGTGCCACTTGCTCCGCCAGCCAGCACCGCATCGTCAAACTCTTTGTTCTCATCGAAGAACAGCGGTCGCTTGTCGTAGTTCACTCGGACACCCCTTCGATGCTTTCTAGCAGCTCTGTGAGCAACACGATACGAGTCGCCAAACATGCCGGACCCGGATCATGGCTACGCTGCGCACCAGCAACCAGATCCCTTGTTGCGCTTTCGATGGCAACCCGTATTGCTGCCACCAGGTTCTGTGTGTGCCTGTCCACCAACCAGAGCTGGCGAAGGTCTTCTGTTTCGTCGTCGTTTCTATTCATTGTTCCCAGCTCCTTGCTGCGCGGGAGATCCCGCTGGTGGTCCTTGCTGTGGCCCCGGGGGAGCCCCGGGAGGAGCCCCGGGCATAGGCTGAGGCATCGCGTCCATTTTCTGCCAGCCGCGAACAGCATGCTCGATGATGTCCCACCGTCCCATTGACTCGAAGACCTTCGATAGACAGTACCTGACGAGGTCGGTGTTCCCAGCAAGCTGAGGGTGACCCATCACAAGCCCCATCATCTGGTTCGCTTCAGCAATTCGCTGCTGTCGTGATATGAAGCGTACGTCGCCACGCATCGTTACTGAGTAGGGGCGCTCGTACATGGACCGCGCGACGCTCTGCTGTCCTAGGTTCGCTACCCCCATCGGCATGGGAATGGAGCGCGTAACCTCGAAGAACTCCTCCTCGTTCAGATGGATGGAGTTCAGCTTGGCGTTGTTCTTTAGGATCTGCTCGAACGCAGGCATGAACTTTGCGGCCGACACGCTCAGCATGGACATTGCCTGCTCCAGCCGCTCGTTCTGTCCACGTGCCGACTCGCCGCTCTTCCCCGGTCGTCCCGACATGATGTCCGTTGCGTGTGAGGACGTCTGCGCGAAATCTCGCATCATCTGAACGATCTGCACAGCCTGTGGATCTGCTTGGCCAGCATCGACCTGCCTCAGAGCATCCTTGAACTCCATGGGCGACACGGGCACATGGGTGATGCTGCAAGGCGCCACGCTCAGTTCGCCAAGGTCAGCCAGTTTCTTGTTGGTCGTCAGCCACCCTGGGGCTGCGGTTCTGTTGATTTGGTCGAGGTAGCCGTCGAGCGCCCAGTTTGCGCATTCGTTGTACGCCGTAGCGATAATCCCAAACCCGAGACCCAGCGGGCCCTTCACTGGCTCGATGCATACACCGTGTGCGCGCAGATGAAGCGGTATTCGCTTTGGCGGCTTCGGCGTAGCTAGCCCTGCATCCTCGTCTTGGTCCAGCCACTCTGGCCGTAGGGGCATCTCCGCTCCAAGCCCCGGCTGCTCGAATGCCGCCAAAGCGCTGTTTCTGTACGCTTCCAGCTCAGCCACCTGCTGCTCATACCGCGACACGTCAACCGGATCGTCCTCCTCCTGGAACGACAACCAGAACACTTCGCCGGTCGAGTAGTCGACAAGCGCTCGGCAGTAGCGCTGTTGCGTTTGCTTTGGCAGCATCAGCCACCCTTCGTACTGAAGCACCTTCCTCGGTGCTCCCTCCTGGTCAGAGCTCGTGGCTATGCCCATGGTGGACTTCACGGCTTCGACTGTTTCTTGGGTCGGGTCGTCGGACCAGGAAGGGGTATCTGTTTTCACGACCTCGATCCCGTTCCATTCTCCAGCGTGCTTCTCAATCTCAGTTGGGTACACCTGTAGCACGGTGCAGAAGAACGGCACATCAGAGTAGTCGGAGCTAGTCGAAACGTTCACCCACGGAACAACGTAGTCATCGGGACCGAGAACCTCGTGTCGGTTCCTGCCAAGCTCCGGATCCCAGAACGACCGACAGACCCAGTCTCCTGAAAGGTAGTGTAGCAGGAACGCACGATGCATCTCTCGCTGAAACTCACTGAACTGGTAGCAGAACTGCCAGTTGCCATGCAGCGTGAGTTTTGCTGCTACCTCCGCATCGTCCGGCCCCACAGGCACGACGTCAAAGATGGCCTTGAAGTCGCCAAACAGCTCCTGGTAGCCACGCCACGCAAGGCGCGAGATCGTTTCAAGCACGATCGGGATGTTGACGTCAGCAGCATGCTCGTGTGGCTTCCAGCTTCGGGGTACAGCTCCAGCGAAGAACTTCCACGCCCGCGACGCTGCCTCCCGCCGTTCCTCTGAGTTGCTCCAGGCCGTGTCGAAGTTGTCCTTCACGGTCTTGGAAATCTTCTTGAGAGCATCCAGGCCGTCTCTGCTCTGGCCAAGCACCAAGGCGATGTTAAGCCCTGGCTGGTCAGGATACGAAGGAAGCCCTTCCCGCTTCGCCTCCCTGGGGAGCCCAGAGACTTCGGGTAGCATTTCGGTGGGGTCGTATTCGTGTTGCTTCATTTTCTCACCATCCAAACCCTGTTCGTCCACGACTCACTGTCCTTTTGGGCTCTTCGTCCCTCTCGTCGTCGAACGGCGAGATTACCCCACGCGAAGCGTAGTTCGCTCCGTACATGACGGCGTCGTGCCAATGCAGCACGCCTGAGTCGGCGGGCTTGTTTGGGTTCCTCATGTCGCACCGCACCAACTTCATGTCCATGATCGTTCGCGTGCATGACTCAAAGATCACTAGCCCGGGAACACCGCCACGACGATCCTTCAGTTTGCCGGAAATCGCCTCTCCAGCGTTCTGCTGGTTCTTGTCACACTTCGTCCATGGAACTCCGGCTTCCTCGAAAATCTCACCCTTGGTCTTCCCTACGTCCCCCCGCTCCTCCCAGAGCTGGGTGTCAGCCGGGCCCGTGATCGTGCTGCGGTCGAGACGGCCATCCCACAATCCCATCTCGATCTCGATAGCCTTCACCTCACGGGCTGCCTCATCTGCCTTCAGGCCCTTGAAGGTGAACTCGCGCTCGATGATCCAGTTGTCCTCGGCATCCACGGCCCACCAGAGCACGGCACCGAAGGTCTTGTACCCCCAGTCCATCGACCTGAACCGGCCCCAGGACTTTGGTATCCGGAACGGACGAACGACATGCACCGCTGGATCGAACGTGTCAGAGTAGTAGCCACCAACGGAAACGTACCAGTCTCCGCGCAGCAGCGCCTCACAGATGTGCTTCGGCTTGGTCTTGAGGGTTAGCTCGTAGTCCCGACGGAACATCGCGTCTGGGTTGTCCGAGAGGCGAGCCGGCAGGTAAATCGATGTCCATGGCAGACGCTCGCCGTCGTCCATCTCGATCCAGCGAGTCAGTATCCGTCGTCCTTCGGGAGCTGGATCCACGAACCGGCGCCGCACCCAGTCTGGCTCCCTCACGATGAAGCTTGAACTCGAGTCGAGCTCCATCATAGGGTTCGACATGGCACGCCGCTTGAGCATGCCAACGAGCACTTGGTCTGCGGTCCTTACGCGCGAGGTGATCTGGTCGTACTGCTCGTGGTCGAACTGCACTGCCTCGTCGAACGCAACCCCCGTGTACTCGTTCGACATGAACTTCTGGTAGTCGCCGATGTCACAGCAGGCCCCTAGCTGGTACCGGTACCCACTTGGTGGGAAGACGTATGTGCGCCCGCCAGACGGATCGTTTCTGATCTTCAGCTTCGGGCAGAGCTGACTAAACGCCTGGTGCGTCCGCTCTAGCTCCTGCTCCAGCATCCCGTTGGTCCGCCGAAGGTAGAGCCACCATCCCTTCGATGTCATCGGCTCGATACGCTCTGGTTCGTCTCCGGAAAGCCGAGCCCGGCGGTCCTCCGTGAAGAGCTGCTCGAGGAACTCGAACCTCAGGCAGGTGGTCTTTCCTGGACCAGCCGAGCCAGCCCCCAGCGCCTCGTGGGTGCGCAGTGAGTGGAACTCGCTCTGCCACTCGGACGGGGTGTAGATCGCGCTCATCAGGCAGTCGTGCTGTTGTAGCTGGTTACGCTTCCTGCTCCACTGATAGGCTTCGCGTAGGTGTTGAACAATGTCACTGACGTGTTCGCGGTTGTCTCTAGTGCCACCGCACACGTGAACCGCGTCGTCTGAACTCCCATGTACGGCGTTCCGGACGACCCGCCTGCGCGCTGAAACCGCACGCCAGTACAATGCGTTCCATTCCCACGAATGTGGCAATTGCGCAGGTCAATGTCTTGGCAGTCCAACAGGTCAAGAAACCGTCCGGCTGCGCTCAGCTGCCACATGTCGGACCGGACATTGGTCATCTGCACGCCTACGTTCCTGGACGCACCAGACGTGTTTGCGAGGCTGATCATGCTTCCACTGGTAGCTGCTGATGATATCACCAGGTTCTCAATGATCAGCGTGTTCCATGTGTTTCCCGATTGTTTCAGAAACTTCTGAGTGTTTACTCCGCTTGTCCCAACCATGTCTACGCGATCAAGGCGAACATCCGACTTTCCGTTACAGTCTATCAAGAAGATGTCCTCGTTCAACGAACCACGCATGCACAGCTCGAAGAAGTACACGCGCTCACCGACGCATCGAAACATGTCAGACGTTGGGTTATACAGGGTCGCTGCGCGCTTCGACATTCCTTGAACCACCACGTCTCCTGGAACATCCACCGTCTCGTGTGACTCGTAGAAGCCAGGCCAAATCAGCACCATGCGCCTATCGTTGGACGATGGTGCCACCGGGGCCGCGTTGATTGCGTCAATGGCTTCCTTCACAGTGTGATACATCCACCACGCGGTCCCCACGTGGTACACACTGGTCGTTCTTGGGTCGATGTACTGCTCCGTGTTGAACTCTGGTATCTCTGGTATCTCTGGTATCTCTGGATACCGATGGCTATTGATAGCATCACGCATCTCCAGGCACAGCTCGAGCAGATTCCTGTCGAACTCGGAGCGGCCATGTGCTGCGGCTCTAGCGATGGTCTTCTGGATCTTCCTCATGACGGAGAACCTCTCGCACGGCGTCCAGTACGGCCTGACGTTCCTTCTGTTTCGTCCCTTCGTGCGCAGTTGGACTACTGCGCCACTTCACCCGTTCCTGGTCACGGACAGTGTCCCACGGCTTCGTGCTGCCAAACCCACCCGTCAGGGCATCGAGCAGCATCCGGTCCACCTCGTACATGACCCGAGCGCGTTGCATGGGCTGGACCCGCTTCGAGCTGACCTCCAGGTCTCTCCAGTCCTGCTGGTAGTAGGGCCAGGTCTCTCGACCGTTGTCCATCACAACGACAAGCCGGCCGTTGGCCATGGCGATCTTCCCGGTCTCTCCGGTAGCCATGGAACGAACAGCACGTCCTTCCCTACTTTCTTGATTGTTCTGTAACGTCGATGACATCGTAAGACCTGGGTTCAATCTTGACTGTAACGATCTCGAGGTTCAAGTTCGTCTCAGAAACCACCTCCCTCCTAGCTTTTGCCCCCAGGACACCCCTCACCACGTCCCTTGCCACCGTGATGCCAATTGGCGCTGTTTTCACTGACATTTGACCGTACTGGGCCAGGCGGAAGCGCTCCTCGCCGTCTTTCTCTCCGTACCGCTCGATCAGCTGTTGCCTTGCCTCCTCTGGGTCGTCCCCGATCGAGGCGAATGCCATGGCTCCAGCAACAACCCTGGCCGACTCGTCAAGAAGCTCATCTTCGATGCGTTCAATGATCTGTCGACGCTTCTTTGCCTCGGCCTTCTCTATGGCCTTCTCGTCGCTTTCCGCCTGAGCCAGCCAGTCTTTTTTCACCAGTCTTTGCCTAGCCCATGGGACGTCGACAAGAACTGAACTACGGCAGCCTGCTTGTGTGGCGCTAGGCTGCTCAGCACCCTCATGCACTGTCGTAAGGCCACAAGCTCTTCTGGGGTCTTGCCCGGACCCCTCTTTTCCTTTTGCGTATCCGTCTGATCTGCTTCACCTTCGAACAATGCGGGTTGTTTCACTTCGCGGCTCCTTTGTTGACCTACTGGGGCGACCAGGTCGCCCTACGTTCGTTACTCCAGATGGGCACATGCGCCCACGTGACCTTGCTCTTTTCGCTCGCACAACGTCCTATCGTGTGCGCCGCGCAATTGAAGCTGTTGGCATTCCGTTTCCAAGAAGAAGGCGCATCCTGTTGTCTCCAGAGCAGGCGCGCCTCGTTCTGTACGAGCTCCACTCGCATCCGCGCTATTCCTGGAAGAGCTCACTCTGTTCTACGCCCAAGGCATCGGCAAGTGCCGACACCACCCTGTGAGAAACGTCGCTTCCGCGGTCTGACCTGAGCAGCTTGTAGACCGTCGATTCCGCAAGCCCGTTCGAGCACCCGCGTCGGCGAGGAGGAGTTTTGGACGTTCGCCTCACCAGGTCGCGCACTGACATGTTGCGCTCCTCCATGAGTCTCTTCAGGTTTTCTGCAAACATGCTCCGTGCTCCTTCAGGAACCCTAGCAACACCTTTCCGTGGCACCTCTTGCGCGTACAGCTGCACACGAACGTTGTTACCTTGCTGTTAAGCACACCTCTCCAGAAGTCGGGGTACAGCGAGAAGGAAGCGTTTAGCCATTCCCTGTACATCTTGGCCACTCCAGCCAAGGTCGGGTCTTTGCCGGTGCTTCGCCTGATCGCCGCAAGGCCGGCATCTGGAACCCTAACTGCCACCGGTCCCCGGTTATCGATGAACACGCGCCCTACCCATGCCCCTTCACTCGAAGGCTCGGCATGCATGAGGCGAACAACAGCCTTCATAGCCAGTCTGCCTCCGCTCCCAGAACATCCAGCTCCTCTGGACCGGTCCGAAGCGCACCTGTGCTCTTGATGCACTCCTCGCACAAGATCTCGTTTTGGTCTAGTGCCAATGGCAGCACAGGTCCCGAACGAGTCATCAGCCATGACACACCACGCAATGCTCTAGTCCTAGTCTGTCGACGATGCCGCGCCGTCGCGCCACAGCGTTCACACGCCACGACGTTTCCGTCTCCATCGCATGGGTTCTCAAGTTCTGCCTTCACCGGTCCACACCTCGAACACGCAAAATCCACGTTTGGCAGAGGCCGGCTCCCACCATTCGACCACCTCACAGTCCTTCGGTCGGTCGTTTCTGATGATACCGAGCCCCAGATAGACCTTGCCGGCCCTGAACCTAGACGGCTGCAAGCAGTCGACTACCTGTTTGCCCCAGTTTGCCAAGGCGTCCGGCTCAACACTCGAGTATCGGACGCACAGCACCTGTGGACGCCCAGCAAGAGGGAGCTGAACGTCGTGGTTACCCAGCTGACCTCTTCGATCGAACCACTGTGGACGCAAGTACTTCTCCAGTATGGTCGAACGATCACGTGACAGCGCCCATCCTTTCCTGTGGCGGTTGATGTCCTGCGACTTGCACACTTCCAGCGGAAGCACGAAGGACATCACGAGTCGCCCGGATGGCACTGGACGAGTGATCCTGGACAACACCGGCTGACCGTCCTGTATTCTTTCGTGCTTTTCCAGCAGAGTGCTGCGATGCGTCATCCGGCAAGCAACCTTTCCACAAGCATGTCGGCACCGTTGGCTCGCATCTTGTGGCATCTCGTCTGTTCGCGAACCTCGAACGGCTCGTTCCCGCGTTCGAACCTGAACTGTTTAGTCTTGCTGGACACTCCGAGCCAACGGGTCTCCCAGGTGAACCCATACCCCATGCCGCCCACCAGCTCGTCTCCTGAAAGGAAGTGCGGAGCCGCTGGCATCTCACCAAGAATCAGCTTTGTAGAGTAGGTGCAGCAGTTCCTTCTGAGCCAGGCCTGCTCACCCGGCATGCCTCTGTGCACAACAATCGAAAAAGGCGCAGTGAGACCATGTGAGCTCTTGGGTAGCAGCTCGTCTCTGTTGCACACTACTACAGGCTCGATTGACTCATTCAGGCCGAACTGGTTCGGTGGCTCGATCGAGATGATCCGGCTGAACGCCTTCCTATTGAACTTTCGCACACTAGAGCCATCGAGCCAGTTGTAGGGGGCCACCCTAACAAGCAGCCAAACAGGAACATCCTTTGGCCACCCCTCAACAACCATCTCGTTCTGGATGGGTAGCCAAAAATGGTCCACCAACACGACGTCTGGCCGAAACTCGCTCACCAGCTTCCAGGCTTCGCCCCTGGCGAACCTGGATGCCTTTACGTCTGTTTGGCAAATGATCCCGGTGGTCGGGTAGAACAGGCGCAGGTCAACGTCGGCGCCAGTGCGCCCTATCGCACGCTCGATAGCCAGCGGTAGCACCGAATGCCATCCGCCTCGCGTCACGTGACTGACGAGAGCAACCTTCACGCAGAGACTCTACAGCCGTAGAGCCCTGCTGTCAACAGCCAAAAGCCCAGGTCGTTGGGCCGGCAGGGTCAAGACGGATCTCTGCTTGGAGAATGCATGCTTGTGCGGAGCTCTAAGCTTTCAGCTCCATCCGTCTGTCAGTCCATCCCACTTCAGAAGGGAGGGGCCTGACAGCTCGCTGCGAGATTCCAGCAAGACCAGATCCACAACGTACCAACCTCTTAGGTGCTCCCACCTGGGCAGGCCCCAGGCGGAACCACCTGTCAGGTAGATCAGATAGATTGGGGGCTACATGCCTGTCAAGAAAATTCGTCATCTGCACGCAACTTGCACAAATGACAATGCGCTTGTGGAGAACCTGCACGAAATCTCCATGAAATCTTCACACACAAAGAAACGCCCCCGTGGTATGCTGCTGACCCACGGGGGCAATGGTTGCTAGTCAACAATGACTACGTTGGCCAGGTTGCCGAAAACCAGGCCAGCGTCGAGGTCGGCCTGAAACAGCTGCTCCAGGCTTGAAACAGTGGCGCCAGTGAGGAAGGCGCCTCGAAGGTTGGCGCCTAGCAGGTTGGCGCAAGTGAGGTTGGCGCCAGTGAGGTTGGCTAATCGAAGGTCGGCGCCAGTGAGGTCGGCGCCAGTGAGGTCGGCGCCTCGAAGGTTGGCGCCTAGCAGGTTGGCGCAAGCGAGGTTGGCGCCTAGCAGGTTGGCGCAAGCGAGGTCGGCGCCAGTGAGGTCGGCGTCCTGGAGGCTGGCGCCTCGAAGGTTGGCGCCTGGCAGGCTGGCTCCTAGCAGGCTGGCGCCCTTGAGCTTGGCGTCCTGGAGGCTGGCGCCTCGAAGGCTGGCGCTAGTGAGGTCGGCGCTAGTGAGGTCGGCGCAAGTGAGGCTGGCGCCTCGCAGGTTGGCGCCAGTGAGGTCGGCGCCTTGGAGCTTGGCGCCTTGAAGGTCGAGCCTGACGCCACCATGGCCATCGACCCAGAGCTTATGTGCAGCTAGTTGCTCGGTGGTGATCATGGCCAAACAGCTTGACTAGCTGCGGTAGCAACGGATCCTTTTCTATCCTTCTGAGGGCATAGACCACTGTGCTGCGATCGACGCCGAATGCTTGAGCCGTTTCCAGTTTGCTCCAGCCGAAACGTTGGGAGCAAACCGCCATTGCAAGGTGGCGTGTTCTGGACACGGAGGCGCTGCGTCTGTTCCCCAATGCCTCTTCAGGCTCTATGCCCGTCTCTAGCGCAACCCTGGCCACTACCGAGTAGACCGCCTTCCTTTTGTGCAATGCGGCGTTTAGCGACCTCCCCTTGTGGTTGTACGCTAGCTCGTCACGAAGGAAGGCCCGGAGCGCATTTGCGCCCTGAGGATCATCGTCTTGGATCTCTTTGATCTTCCGGCGCAGTCGCGCCAGCAGCAGGTCCACGTTCAGAGGCAGCTCAGCCATCGCCACCCCAGTCTGTCGCTTCCGACATGCCCTTGACAGCGCGCAGCCGGCCGGTGCGGGCGTAGACCGCGGCCCAGAAGGCAAAGCGAATGCGCCGCCACAGCTCAGCCATCGCTCATCGCCTCGATCCATGTAGCCACGAGCGTCGTCACAACGATCACCACAAGCGTTGTGATCACCAGTCCGAAGGGGTCATACATGGGCCACCTCGTCGTTTACATCATCGGTCGCTAAAACGTACTTGTCGAGCTCCGCGTTGACCGCGTCGTAGAGCGGCTGCATGTCGTGACCGCCGATGTCTGGCATCGCGGCCAGAAGTTCACCGAGCACGATCCAGAACCTCGCGCGTTGGCTGTCAGTCATGCCGCCTCCGAATCCCAGCGTCGCTCATCAGCTTGTCGATGCTGGCTGCGCTACGGCTGTGGATCGCTGTCGGGAGCTCGTGGTGGTACTCGGTCAGATCAATGACCCTTTCACCCCACTGAGCCTCGAGTCGCATTCCGGGCGACACGTGGTCTCCGCAGAGCACGACCGTTCCTACCAGCTCGACCAGCGCACGATCGATCTCGAGCCCCATGTCACGGCGTGACTCGTCCCACAACTCTGCAAGCGTGATCCACGTGCAAACCGGGGCAACGAAGTAGCGCTCTGACAGCCACGCAACCCAGAAACTAGCCCGCGCACGATTCGCGTCGCGCGCTTGGCCTTCACCGAGCGGGTGAGCAACGTAGACGGGGACTAGCTCATGTGCATCGCCCGCATCGCCCCGCTTGGGCACCGCGCCCGGCTG